CCCATTTTGGGAATCGTGGTATGACGGAAAGGTTTCACAGTTCAATACCTTTGAACTCGTCGAGGCCGCTATTCACTTATTGGTTGAAGACAAAACCCTTATCATAACAGATGTATACGAAGAGCATTCTGATCTTGTTTACGTTGAGGTAAATATTGATAATAAACCACCAGTATACACATCAGCAACTTGTGATTCGTGTGGTAACAACGCGCGCGCTGAGATACGTTTTTTACCCGCATCAGCAAACTATAGACTGCGTATGAAGTTACACTGCGATAACTGCAACCACGGTGGTGTGTACACCGCTCCTCTTGTAAGAGAATAACGAAACTCTTTTATGATCTGGGACAATATAGTATGTATGGCCGTAGTATCATTCAAAATATATTGTACAGAATGTGACAACGAAACACACATTCGCCGAAGAGATATAGAAGATTCACCGTGGTCGGTGGAAAATCCGTACCGTAACAAGGGGCTTTGCCCATCGTGCAACCCCGTATCGTTTGATGAACAATCACCGTCCAGTGATGACACTGTTGATTTTTCATCGCTGAGAGGTATCGGTGAAAGCACTGCACAGAATTTGATCGATGCTGGTATTGAAACACGGCAAGATGTTAGAGATGCGTCTGATAACGAACTGTTGTCTGTGAGCGGTGTCGGTAAAACGAGTTTAGAATCATTACGAAACGATACACGGTAACCGGTACCTTTAATACTCTTATACACATACAGTAAAATACAATGAAAGAAGTAGACATCATGCACAACGCTGATTTTCTCAGCATTGCACTAGAACAGATCGAATCCCGAAATTATGACTCATCTCAAGAATTTGTTGAAGATGTACGCGTGAATCTTCGAAACAATAGCAGGGATGATATGGTAGCGTCTCTCGATACCGCACTTGAAGCATATGAAGGACAGCACTACGGTGAAGCATATGCATCTATCGGAGATGTATATGATAAGCTTATTGCGGAACTTGATCTGTGATGTACGCACGTGGACTCACATTCGACGACGTTTTGATTGTTCCACAGCGCTCTAGTATAGACTCTCGGCATGATGTGTCCACAGAAGTACGTCTTATCGGTGACATCACGATAGATATTCCTGTTATTGCGTCTCCGATGGATACCGTCACAGATGCACACATGGCACACGTTATGTGGCAATCTGGGGGAATCGGTATTCTACATCGTTTTATTTCTCTTGATGAACGCATTGCAATGGCTGAATCTATTAGTAATGACACAACATTTGGTGCAGCAATAGGAATCAATGAAGATGGAGTCGTGCCGGACATGTTGTTGAACAGCGGAGCAGATTTTGTCTGCGTGGATGTAGCGCATGCGCATCATGACGTTGCTATAGATACGATAGCATCAATCGATGGGCCAGTGATGGCGGGCACTATTGCAACAGCCGATGCAGCAAAAGATCTCATCGATGCGGGCGCAAATAGTCTACGTGTCGGTGTTGGTACAGGGTCTGCGTGCACAACGCGCATCAACACGGGCGTGGGTGTACCACAGATCACAGCAATAGCAAGCGTCGCAGACGTGGTCCGAGGAACAGACGTGACGGTTGTCGCCGATGGCGGCATACGGACGCCTGGCGACGCCAGCAAGGCGCTTATGGCGGGCGCAGATGCTGTGATGATGGGAGGCGAGCTTGCCGTCTGTGAGGAGTCTGCTGCGCCTGTGACGGCGCATGGGAAGAAGCTATTCCGCGGGATGGCGTCTGAGTCTGCACAGAGAGACATATATGGAGACGCAAGTATGGTTGAGGGCGCGTCATTTACACGGCCAATGAACGGGTCTGTTGCGTCTGTCCTTCGTCGGTATCAAGACGGCATTCGCTCTGCCATGAGCTATTGCAACGGAACCACGGTTGCTGAGGCTCGGGACAACGCACAGTTTGTTGAGGTTACGGCGAATACGGTGTGGCGGAACGGCGCACACGGAACAGAGTAGCGCAACACTTTTATTAGTGCATCTCATACGCATATGTATGAGAGTGAATGTAATAAGCAGCACAGATGACGCAGAGTTACTTGTATGCAAGGCTGGTCGAGGAGATTACTATGATGGCTACATCGACGATGTGAGTTATCTAGAGATCATGGAGCCAATTTCATTTGGAGACCATCACGTGGAGGGGCTACCAGATCTTCTTGCACCGCTTGAAGACTCAACTGCATACCGCGTCGATCAACAAGTAGATGCATATCTTGCTGGAGATAGCGATACATTGGACGACGTGACGCTTGTTGAAGCAAAAACACGGGCGTTTATTGAAAAGCAATTATCTCGTGGACATTTTGGACTCTGGGAGCACCCACAAATCACGTTCGCGATAGAGGGTGTCAGCCGTGCTCTTATGGCACAGCTTACCCGTCACAGACACCTGACCTTTGACATACAAAGCATGCGCTATGCAAATTTTAGCGATGCTGATGTCGTGGTCCCCGCGTCGATCCGCTCAGAGGACCATGTGTCCCGTGAGACTGGCCTTGTTGAATTGAGTGATAGTATGCAAGCATATGTGCGTGACGTGTATGAGGGCGCTGTGTCGCGCTCATTTGACGCATACGATGAACTCGTTCAACACGGTGTGCCAAAAGAAGATGCGCGTATGGTGCTCCCGCTTGGAACCAAGGTGAATATCACTGTGAGCGGAAACGCGCGCGCATTCTTGCATCTGTTGAATATTCGAGGTAAAGCTGATGCTCAATGGGAGATAAGAGAACTTGCCGCAGAATTAGAAGAACACCTATATCAGTGGATGCCGTATACAGTGAACTGGTTCAGAAGCAGTCGACCACACTCACTCAGCCCATAGTAACAGCAAACATATTTTTCACGTAAAAACGGAGCGGATAGAGATAGCAACGAACACAATCATATATCCAACAAGACCGATAATCATTGATTCGCTCCAGAATGGTTCTATATGAGATGTGTGGAATATCATATCTCCGACCATCAAAGCAGCACCGACAACCGCAGCAATAAATATTCTATTTGTATATACAGCCATCGGTGTGCGATACCGTATTTACGCACACGGCGAGAAACCGCACTGCAAGCAGACCACGCACCCACCGTCCGGGCGCATCTGCCCACCGCAATCCGGGCACCCGTGCGTTTGGAAATATCCTGATTGTGCCATTTATTCATCACCCCCTTCTGGTTCGGTTATCTCGTACCCAAGTTCTTCAAGCATTTCGACCGCATTCTGTACCTCAAGATCTGAGTATCCCTGTGTTGTCAACACCTGTACCTCTCTGCTCTGGTCTCTGTACACGGTAAGACCCTTGATCGCTGCACCAAACTCATCCTGTGACAGTGCAAGCATGTATGCCTCGTGGACATCTTTGTGGTTCGCATCAGACGGCATGTTCACGGTCTTTGAGATGCCGGAGTCCACACCGTCTTGGAATGCCCGCTGCATGAGGCCGTGTTCACGCGATGACAGATCGTTCGTTGTGACAAATGTATCTTTCATCCACTGTGGAATCGGTAAACTCTGCACACCATCGAACTCGTTCTTCATCATCTTTTCCGCAGCTATCTGCTTAATCTCTTCGACGGTGTGTTCAAGTGAGGCTTCGTTATGCTTGAGCGCCTCTACAAACACCTTGTCGAACTCGACTAGCATGTCGTCGCCCTGGATGTCTTCACCAACATTCTTCATGTATGCAACACTGAACACTGGCTCAATACCACCACTTGTGTCTGCAATCATGCTTGTTGTTCCTGTAGGAGCCACCGTTGTAACATTGTGGTTCCTGATAGGATACCCATCTTCCCAGTCTTCTGGTAGCTCGTGTGCGTGTGACGCAAACCACTCTGCGTATCGCGTTGGATCAGCATATTTACTGGATTCCCACGCGTCGAACACACCTCGCTGAAGCGCAAGCCCGTGAGATGCGTTGGTTGCCATCTTGTCGATGTAATTCATTACAATACGGCCCAGCTGCAGCGACACACCGTCGCCGTATCGGATACCCATCTGGTACAACATCTGCGCCCACCCCATCACACCAAGACCAATCTTCCGCATTCCGTTCACACGCTCTGTGATCTCATCAAGTGGGAACTCGCTCTGTGTGACGACATTGTCCAAGAATCTAACTCCACCGCGAACGATGCGATCTAGCTCGTCGAAATCGACCGCGACTTCGAAGTAGTCATATGCTGCAGCACTATCCGTTTCATACTCATGCTCTGCAGCGGCAAGCCACTCATCAAAGGTTGGCGCGTCGTCATCTAGAACAAGCGAAAGATTGATGTGTCCGAGATTGCATGCTTCATACTCTGCAAGCGGCTGCTCCGCACATGGATTTGTCGCATAAATCTGATACTCTGGATATTCGTCCGCATCAAACGAATGCATACGGCGTGTCTCATCCAGATAAAACAGACCAGGCTCACCGTTGCGCCATGCGCCATCAAGGATGATGTCCCAGATAAATCGTGCGGGCATACGCATCTCAGACCCTTCATCAAACGCCCCCGACTCATGTGCTTCTGTAAAGTGATCTTCCCACTTCTCGCGGAATGAAACTGTCTTTTCGTTCTCCCAATCCCAGGCTTCTAGCGTGTCAGCGTAGTCACGCCAGATATTCTCGTCAACAATAGATTCTGGCGATTCCTGATACGCTGGTGAATAGAAATGTGCTGTATCTTGAACAATATCAAATGTCTCGTTAAACTCAGACACGGGATCATTGAAGTAGAACATGTCATCGTTTTCGACTGCTTGTACAAAGTCATCTGTGACAGAAACAGATATATTGAAGTTCGAGTATGCACCCTCGTTGCGCTTACACACTGCAAAACGGCCAATGTCTGGGTGATCAACGCGAAGTTCAGCCATTTGTGCACCACGTCGAACACCACCCTGCTTGATAACACCGGCAACGAGATTGAACTTCTGCATAAATGAAACTGGACCAGATGACGTTCCCTTTGTGGTTCCAATCAGCGTGCCCTTTGGTCGGAGGGCGGAGAAATCACCGCCCATACCCCCACCAGTCTTCTGAACAAGAGTCCACTCTTTTTCTGTTTCAGCAATGTTCTCTAGATCGTCTGCGGGAGAGGATACAAAACACGCCGAAAGCTGTTGCAATCGCGCTCCAGCGTTCATCAACGTGGGGCTGTTTGGCATGAAGCGCTGTGTCTTCATCAGCGTTTCAAACTCATTCTTCCAATACGCAATATCTTCCTCGATAATGTGCGCGGGAGACCCCTCTTCGTCTCCAAAGATATACTCAGCTTCGGCAACGTTTTGTGCAACACGTTCAAACAATTGTGATGGTGTTTCAATAATGTTACCATCATCATCTTTCCGCAAATATCGTGCAGGAAGAATATTGTTTATCGTGTTATCTGTAAAGCGCTGTTCAACTGTACGTGTCTCGTCGACCGAAAGAACCGGCACCTCTGCCAGTTCTTCTCGTTCCTTTGTTCGTGTTGATGTTGTTTTTGTCATTGTGTTCCTCCGCGAAGACGAGAGGGTCCCCACTATGTGGTTGCTCGAACTCCGCCGATAAGGATATGAATGTACTATACGTTAGTACTTAAATCTTGTGGTACTAGTCAAATAACATACCACTTTCTGTCGCGCCAGATTGATTCTGATATTGTGAGCCATCGTGGCCGTATGGTTCTTCAGCTGAACTAGTCAACTGTGTGAATACAATCTGACATATTCGCTGCCCCTCGTAAAGTTTTACTGTTGCTGGACCGAGGTTCGACATTTCAAGCGTGATCTCTCCACGGAATCCGGGATCAATAAACCCAGCTGTTTGGTGAATAGAAACACCAATCCGACCAAGCGTAGATCTACCAATAACGTGTGCAGCAATATCATCTGGTAATTCTATATATTCTAGTGTTGTTGCTAGAACAAGTTCGACCGGCTGCAAAAACACTGTACCAGATTTTTGTGTGTATGATAATCCGCCGCTATCGTCACGTGTATCTACGATATTTGCACCACCGCGGCGGACAATCTTCCAGTCTCTACCAAGTCGAAGATCGATTGACGCAGACTCAACGTTTGACGAATCATACGGATCAATAATAATATCGCCGCTATCAATTCGCTCTTTGATGTCTACATCAGACAAGATCATCGTATACTATCTTTGATGTGAGGGTATATAAATCTTGCGGGTGTAACTGTGTACACTCTATCTAATGTGCGTCGGATAACTTAAGTGGCGCAAACTTTAAATACAATACATGAATATATACAAATATGATAGACAATGGGCACTTTGTGACAGTAGAGGGTGTTGATGGTAGTGGTACAACTACTGTATCAACTGCGCTTGCAACACGCATGGATAATGGATTACTCACACAAGAGCCTACAGATGGATGGACAGGTCAGTATGTTCGTGAAGCGATCAGTCGTGGTGGTATAGATAATGCGTTTGTAGATTTTTTCTTGTTTCTTGCTGATCGAGCGTATCATGTTGAGGACTGTATTATTCCGGCAGTTCGGTCGGGGAACTTTGTTGTGAGTGACAGATATGCCGATTCTACACGCGCGTATCAAACAATATCATTATCCAATGCGGGCATACCCTCAGATCACGTGTCATCATATATAGAACAAGCCATGGGACCAATACTATTCAAACCAGATATTACATTATGGCTTGATGCAAACATTGATACAACATTCAGCAGATTAGACAAATCCGAGAAGTTCGAAGAGGAAATATCATTTCAAAGGCAAGTGCATGATCAGTACCGCGTTCTGTATGAAACAACTGACCGTATTCACAGAATCGATGCAAATCAAAAAATACATCAGGTCATTGCCGATTCGATACGCGTTGTGGAAGAAGAGCTGAATATGTAAAACCAAAAGCTTTAAATAGTAGGACTTTCATGTTGTAATATGGATGAGTTCGTTGGCTGTCCTGAATGTGGCAGTGAGCTTATTCTTGCTCGTAACGGGCAAGATCAACTCAGCGAACGCGATGCAATGGAGTTTATTTTGACGGAACGTCGTCATATGGCATATAGCATCGAATGTGAAGAGTGCGGTTATACTACTGCACACAGCCTTAGCAAGCTATAGTACCATAGATCCTCCGATACATTTAAATAGCGTTGTTATCAATATAAGCGTATGTCAAATATATTGATCTGTGGGGCCATCGAGAGTTTTAATGATCCGTTCCCCTGGCAGGAGGATCTCGCCTCACACGAACTTCTTGGGAAACACAATTATACAAACCCATATCATATAAGTGAAGACGTTGATAATCCGTATAAAAATCCAGATAAAGTTATTCAGCCTGTGATAAATTTAATTAAGAATGACATTGATGGGGTTCTTGTTCACTGGCGCGATAACGCATCTCTTGTAGGTGCAGTGTTATATATGCGGGAGGCACACCGAAACGAAAAACCCATCACTATTTGGTATGACGGTAAGCGAAAAAATATGCAGATTCCATTATCTTGGATGATGAACTCGTATCACGGTGATATGGAGACAGCGGCACGTGTATTGTTAGCTCTTCTCGGGCACAAAGAAGTTCTTGTTCACTGACCGAAAGTATTAATACTCCGTATCGCGTTTCGTTCAATATGGAGTTATCTGCAAACCCACGAGAACACTTGGCGGTCATGTCCGTCGGATATGTTACAGAATCTGAAGGACATAGGCACGATGAGCCGATCATTCAGTTGTATTGTCGTGACGCCGATGGTGAGCGCAGATACATTGAAGTAGAAGAATTTTATCCGTATTTTTACATCACAGAAGATGAGTTCACGGAGCGACAGCAAGACCTACTTACAGATCACCGGGTCAGATACATCGAATCGCGCGAAGATGTGATACACGAAGATAACATATACAACACAACGATACACCACGTTGACGACCCCCCGGCGAAAACACTACACGATGAAGCATTGGTCCGCGTTGTAACAATACACCCGCAGGATGTGAAGGGGCTACGTGAAGCGTTCGAACACACATGGGAGGCGGATGTATTCTTCCGGGAGCGCTTCTTGATCGACACAGGAATAAAGCGTGGTGTCGCTGTTCCCACAGACAGTACGCGCGTACATATCGACGATATTTCATCAACAGAAGATATTGATTCCGTGACACCACGGATGGTCACGATCGATATTGAGGTATATACTGCTGGTTCATTCCCAGAACCAGATGAAGCAAAAATGCCAATCACATCATACACGATGCATGACACATACACCGACCGGTACAAGGTCGCTGTGCTTCGGCCACAGGACACGATCTTCAAAGACGGTGATACGTGGACAGGCCATCCCGAGTGGGAACTCCCGGACGGTGTCTCATGGGAACAGGTGTCGTTCGACATATATGACGATGAGAACCAGATGTTAGCAGATGGAAATGCCTGGATAGATGAACATGACCCAGACATCCTCACGGGTTGGAATAGCTCACGCAATGAGATGGGTAATGGATTTGACTATCCATACTGGGTGAATCGATGTCGTAACATCAACGAGTGGACATACGAGGACATGTCGCCAGAGGGGGAGGTGTTCACCACACAGCGAGGTGAGGCTGTCGTGCGTGGCCGACAGCTTGTTGATATGCTCCAGGCATACAAGAAGACACAGATCCACGAGAAGCGCAGCTACGCGCTTGGCGCTATTGCTGAGGAGGAGCTTGGGTATGGTAAGGAAGACATCGACTCCACAGATGATGCATGGCTGTACACACCCGTGGAGTTCATGAAGTACAACATCCGTGACGTGCAGGCCGTTGTTGACATCGAGCAAGCGAAGGGTGTGCTGGACCTATACGATCACATACGTAGCATCACAGGTGCCACATACAGCGAGATCGCCGATTCGAACATCGGTCTTATCGATATGCTCTTTTTGCGGAAAGCACAGAACGATGACATCGCGCTGCCAACAAGCACGCGACCAGAACGGGGGTGGTACTATGGTGCAAAGGTGTTCAACCCCGTTCCAGGGTTGCACCGAAATGTTGTGTACCCCGACCTTGCGTCGTTGTATCCATATTTGATGTGGAGTCTGAACATCTCTCCCGAAACGGTGTATGATTCTATCGATGATGCAGCAGACGATGGGTATACAGAAGATGATCTGTACCGTGCATACGTTGACCGAAGACCAGACCCTGACAAGAAGAATAGCGACCCCGATCCCGAGGAGATATACTACACCAAGCCAGATGTCAAGGAGGGCTTTGTTCGATCTGTGATTACAATGCTCACAGATATGAAGTATGCATACAAGGGAACGGGTAAGCAGTATGAGGCGGTGAAGCGAATCACCAACAGTATCTACGGTGTGTTTGGTGACTCTGCATCATACGGTCGTGGATTCCGTTTGTTCGACTGGCGTCTTGCAGAGAGCATCACGCTTGCAGGGCAAGATGTTGTTACATACACATCCGACACCTTTGAAGAGTGGCTGCATACCAATGGACACGAGAACGCACGGCGTATCGGTGGTGACACAGATTCACTCATCACGACATTCCCAGACCTCGATGTCACACCTGAGCAGATACAAGAAGACTATGAGCGCATCCAAGATGGACACGAACCGACGCTTCCATTCTTCAAGGCAGCAGCATACGTCAACAAGATGTATGACACATTCATGCAGGACAGATACTGGATTGATGATCCATCGATGCACAAAATGGAGGTTGAGATCGAGTCATTTGCTGATTCATTGTTCTTCTTACAGGACTTCAAGTCGAAGGATCCAAACAAAGGTGTCAAGAAGCGCTATTCTCAGTTGATCACATGGAGCGAAGGGGAGATCATTGATGATCCCACGCCTGCAACAAAGGGCTTTGAACTTGTTCGGTCTGATGCGTCTGAAATCACTGTTGAGGCACAAGAAACCATATTAGAGTACATTCTTACAGAGGAAAACCCCAGGGGAAGCGTCGAAGAATACCTCCAAAATATCTGGGATCCCGCGGTATCCGGAGATATTGAGCTAGAACAGATCGCTATTCCGTCTGCAATAAAAAAGCCGCTTCGGGAATATGGTGGACCGAATGTAAACGGGAAATATACAACACCACAACCACAGATACGTGGTGCTCGATATGCAAATGCACATGTCGATGGGGAGCGCATCTCTTCAGGAGATAAACCCATGTTTTTCTACGTGAGTTCTGTGACCTTCCCATATCCGCCGGTTTATGTCTATGATGATTCATGGACTGGACTAGATGACATCACTGATCACCCTACGATGAAAGAAGTTGGAAAAGATGTCAATTCTATCTCACTGAACAACATCAACAATCTCCCTGATAAGATCCATATCGATTATGAGAAAATGGCAGAAAAGACAATCCGTCAACCTATCGAGCCAATTGTAGAAACTATGGGGTGGGACTTCGATGATCTCATCGATGGGAAGACACAAGAAAGTCTCGCTGCGTTCATGTAATCGAAAGATTTAAATACCGATACAATATACATACTAACGTACCATGTACACAACCGAAGACATAAAAGACCTCCTCCGGCAAACAGGAGAACTTGGTGTTGTACTCGAATCTGGAGTAGAGTATGACCTCCACCTGCACGATACACGATTCGATGACGATTCGGAAGCAGTGATCACAGAGGGTATGCTGGAAGGAGAATATGTCATCTCTCGGTTCCCCGCAGAGCGGGTCGAACACGTGCGCTGGCACAGAGAGTCGTAAGGGGACGGTCTTAGATATATTCGATCACGGCCCGCTCATCGCAGTCGTCGGTGGTACATTTACTGTTATTGAGCCACATTCACTCCGTCTGTGTTTCCGATCAGACAGGGGAGTTGATAGAGAGGCGTGGAACGAATCGTATTTTGAGACACCCCGACCACGAATGAATATTACATTTGATGTGACACGACACATTCCGACACACGCGGTGCTAACAACAGATAGAATATACCTTTACAACAACAAGCACAATATCACGTTCGTTAACGCAACGCTACGGAATTGGAAGCGATCAAGCGATATACGAACATTGTCATTTTCATGTACTGACTATACGGTTGAAACCGGTTGGAATAACATTAGATAAACCGAAACACTTTTATACTATAACCAGCTAGTTATATATAACGATGGATTCGTTTGAGGTTATTGCACAGTCTGCTGACGTGCTATCAACAAGTATACTTGTTGAAAATATAGAAACCGCAAACAATCATTTTCCGTATTGTTCGCTGGTTTGGGACGGGTATGCATATTCATTTGATGATGTCGATGGGGGGTTTGTTGATGATCGAGGCTATCACCTCGTGAATCTAATTACAGCAGATAGCTATACGCTTCACGATATATCTCATCACACACCAGAATTGCATGTTGGTGAAGACCTTTGGGAACTTCACGTTGAGGATTATTATGAACTGTACAATGATGGTGTATACACGCTTTCTCTCGCTGTGAGCGAATATAAATACTTTACGCACTCGTTTGCTATTCCTCTTAACAAAGATGTAGACGGCAGACAAACGCGGCACTATTACTAGACCATGTCACGACAGACGGCTGGGTTGCAGAAAGAGCACGAGATAGCTACAGAGATATATGAAGCCACAGGAGGCTCTGTGATGCCTCTACGTTCTGGCTTCAGCGGAAACCAAGCGATACCCTCACCGGACCTTCTGATACCCCTTGACGGCTCTCTAAGGGCAGTAGAAATGAAAACATCATCGCAAGATAGACTTATTATTTCTGAAGACGATGTAAGTGATGTGTTAACGTGGTCTATGCAGATGAATGAAATTGCCACATATCCCTATATTGCAGTAAAATTTACACGGTACGAGATACAAACGTACCGATTAAAAAAGCCGTGGGATGCAGAAGATTCATTCACTATTATTTCTGATGAGTCACGATTTGACACAAACATTACTCCAAGCGGGAATATATCATTTGGTCATCCAACAAAATATGATTGTGACGTTCCAAGCGCCGTAATAAGCTCAGGAGATGGGGCAGCTATGATACGGGATTTGTATGATGATAATCCTGAAGGGAGAAAAGATAAAATCGGTGTCAACACAATTTTAAACTCATTCCCTGAATATTGGGAGCAAGAGTAACATCGCTATACGTTGTAAACGTGAGAAAAGCCGCCGGGTAAAATAACTCGTTTGCTATTTGTATATCGTGGTGTCTGTTCTGATAATTCAGAAACCGCTCGCATATTATCGCGCATATCTTCTCCGCCTCGTATCACATACCCAGTTTCATCACACACTAGTTCAAATGAATTTGCCCAAAGTATTCCATACTCATGGAATGGGGATTCCTGTTCGGTGCGCTCAAATCCCATGTTCTTAAGATCGCTGGATAGCGTTCCCATTATGCATCATCTACGCCTTCTTTGGCTATTTTTCTAAACTCTTCTTCAACGTTCTCCATACCTTCTCGAAGTTTCACGAAGTCGGCCCACATCTCTTCACGTCCTCGTGGCCACTGAGAATCGTGTGATACTTGCCATCGTTCGCTATCTGGGTGTATGCGAACAACTTCAAGAATGTCCACGTCAAGTGCGATAGCATTACTGTATGCTGTTAGCTGCATTTGGTGCTTATCGTACACACGCTTACTTGTTTTCAGATCAGATAATACGAGATTTCCGTCATTATCGATATATAGCATATCAAACTGACCCGCATATCCGATGCCAATATTTGTGACAAAACACTCTACATCGAGTACAGAATCTTCATTGATACCACGCGTTTCTTTGATCTCTTCCCATGCGGACTGTGCAAAAGACAGATCAGATTCATATCTATCCATCTGTTCTGAAGCTTCCAGCTCTTCCATACTGTCTTCTTCATTTTTACTGAACATATCTTCCTCTGCAAATTCATTAAGCAAATAATAATGAATCATCGTTCCACGACTAGCTTTGTATGTCAAAATATCCCTCCAATGTTTCATTCCGTCTTTTCCGTTGTATTTCTTCTTCCAATATTTTAGTCCTTCTGGTTCTGGTTTTTGATCGAGGACAGTAGTAACTGAAGGAAGAAAGATGGACTCAAGATCAGTGTATACACGCCCATGATCTGTAGTTCTTCGCTCAAGAGTTTCGATAGCGACAGTCATGTATATCGCTTTCGTGATGACATGTGATATATTCAAATGCTAGGTATAAAAAGGTTTCGGTAACGTATATAAATAATCGAAACACTTATATACCCGTATATCTTATAGCCGTTGTATGGCAGAACTAACAGATATTTCTGGAGTTGGAGCCTCTCGTGCTGAGAGCCTGCGGGAACTCGGATACGATACCGTGTCTGATGTTGCTTCTGCTGACCCAGAAAATTTGACAAATATCTCACATGTTACCGAAGATACTGCGCTAGAGATGGTTGTCGACGCGCAAACGCTTTTATCGGATGAAGAGAGTGTAGAAGAAGATGATGAAACGATTACGTTTACGGAAGAGCCTGAACCTGAACCTGAACCAGAGCCTGAGCCTGAACCAGAGCCTGAGCCTGAACCAGAGCCTGAGCCTGAACCAGAGCCTGAGCCTGAACCAGATCCTGAGCCTGAACCAGAATCGTATGATATTAATCTTGAGCTTGAACCGCGACAGTATCACATTCTCGTGAGTGCACTTGTGGACTCGTATGAAGATCTTCGTAGTCGGAATGTTCACCGGGCAAAAAGCTGTCTATCGGTCCTTGACGGGCTTGATGAAGTTGGCTCACTTCATCTTTCAGAAGATGAGTTGAATGCCCTACACGCGGCTGTAAGAGAGCGACGATTGATGTATCAGGGGTCGAACAACGTTGAGTTTATGAGTCAAACTGTTGGTGTGGAAGAGCAGATTGCAGACGCTCGCGAAGAGCACCTCTTCTGAACGTACAAATTTACTTTTTTTTCTCTAGCTCATTCCAGAGCTGTTGGTGTTCATCTGCTAGCGACTCTATAGAATTTTGCACGTCATCAATGCGTGAATTGATATGTCGCACTTCATTAAGAACGCCTTCGTTTAATGCATCACGATCGTTCCCAAACACAGAAGTGTCAAGATCTTCGTTTGACCGTTCAAGATGATTGAGACGACGGTGTAGCCAGATCACTACAGCTGCCATGCCGCCAATAGCAGGTGCAACCGCATGTGATAAAATCCCAAGTGCTTCCCAGATACCCACAGATTGAGCAGGTGCTACTTGCGCTACCGCAAATGGTGTGCTTCCCAGTGCCGCCGTGACGAGTCCCATGATTCCTATCATTCCTGCAAGTACTGCGTATTTTATCATCGTGCGTTGCGGGTGTGGTGTATTGTTATATCTATTGGGTTGGTATAAAAGCTTTTCGGTTTAACTTACATGGTGTATACTATATGTTGTACACCGGCTGATACTGTTCAAACTTCTCTTTCTCGGTTGACTCGAAGTTTGTCTGTCTGATCATCCACTGTGCTTTTGACGGCAGTCTGTGCTGATTTGACCTATAGACATCAGGTTTTGTCGAATGCTGAGCACATGTGTGAATATATTGATCGCGCATGCCTTCAGGGTGAATGCACATCAGCGGTTCTTGGAGAAGATCTCGTACACATCCTTGCCGAACACCTGGATGCCTGCCATGATGACGGTAGGCAGGATTATGCCAAGGTACCAATCTTGGGGAATCGCTGATAAGTCGGCTTTTCCGATTGTTGCAAGCCCGATGTATGCCCATGTTGTGAGGAGGATGACTCCTGCGACAATCGAGCCGATATACTCAAGATTGCTATGCGCCGATGGGTCGACGGGTGGTGTCTCTGCCATGTGTGGCGTTGTCACTATGTATGTCGGGAGAGTATAAAAAGTTTTCGGTTATCTGTCGAGCGGGGGTTTTACAGACAAGCTACTTCTCTCGCCGCCACCGCTACCTCTGACGAGATCGTCGTATGTTGAACCCTTGTCGCTGTCGCCTTGAACGTCAACGCGTAGTCCTCGCAGTCGAACCGCTCCGGCCGGTACACGAGAAGGTCCACGACCCGCGCCACGTCGTCTGGTATGGTCGTCGGGGGGGCGTATCGGCCGTCAAGCTGTAGCGTCTCGACCGCTGTGTCATGCTGGGCGCAGAACGCCTCAATGCTGCTGATATACGTCTCTGCAGGCACCTCCGCCTGCTTGACTGTGGGTGCGCCCCAACGCAGCAAAAGAGCGTGTAGCCTGCCTTCTAGCCTAAACGCGAGGTATCTCCAGCCCATTTACGAGCAGTCTACATCAATGTAACTTCTTCCACGGCGCTCCATAGTCACAAAGGTGCGGCTCCTCATTAATATAGCGTATTTCACCAAAGTCCTGTACGGTCCAGCCAGAATTACTTATCTGGTCCTTTACAAACTCCTTGTCACTAAGTGGGACCGCTCCCGAAGGGTGCTCTTCTGCATACGGCATAACTAGCCACCCCCCACAAATGCTGTGTCTTAAAACCGGGACTAAACACGGCACGCCTTTGCGACTCATCTCTATCTCGCGGTTGTTAGAAGAGCCCATAGGCTGTATCTTGACTACACGCTTACCACTTGGCACAACAAATACATCTCTAGTGTGGCCTCGGTCTATGTATGTAAACCCTTTGGCAATAAGGTGTTGTTGTGCCCTCCTGATAGCGGCTGCAACTTGTATTGGTGAGAGCACTTCTCCTATCACTTTTTCGTATCCTTCCCTATACAACTCAAGCGCGGTATTAAGACAAGATGTTAGTTGCTCCTGTGACATCTAAGTTACCCTAACCAAGAGTCTAGCACCGTGCATATTTCATCTACGTGTGTCGGGACCTCCCGGCGCTCTATCTCGTAGTTGTCGTCAAGTGCTATGGTCGTTGGAACAGTACGCACCCCACGTGCCTGCACCTTGCCTTTCTCCTTCGAAGCGTTGTAGACCTTGATGTCGTACATGTCTATACCTTCAACTGCAGTCTTTTGTATCAGCGACGCGGGCACATCGCCCCCCGCCCCGCCGGCGTTGGGGTTCATACCCGCGTCGATGAGGTCTTGCTCAGTTACCATGTTGCTACCTTTCTTGGTTGTGCTAGGTCATAGTACGGCATTATGGTCTGTATTTTTTTCCGCTGGTTGTTACGTTACCCTCGATACCTCCTGGAGCATTACCACTGTGCGTTACATTAAATACGAATTTGTTAGTTGTGGTACTAACAGTCCCACCTCTCACCTTAAGTCTGTGCCTACCAACATATTGGCCGTCAGTATTTGCTGTTTCAACCCAAACACCATTAGCGTCAGTTAAAGCACTAAGCTGTTTAAAATACGAATTGGTATCGTAATCGTATTCACTAAACGAGCTGGTATAGCTATTTAATGTGTTTATAGCAACACTGCTGTTTTCTATCTCGTTCCTTGCGGTGCTAGAGCTTGCTACTTGATTAAATGCTGTAACATCAGTTGCTACCTCCTGCATCGCCGTCTGGGAGTACGCTACCTCCTGCATCGCCATCTGGGAGGCCGCTACCTCCTGCATCGCTGTCTGTGAGGCTGCTACCTCCTGCATCGCCGTCTGGGAAGCCGCCACCTCCTGCATCGCCGTCTGGGAGGCTATCA